AATAATGAACAGATTAAACAGATAAAGAAGAAATTGAATAAAGGTGGAAGACATGGAAAAAACTATTAATTGGTCGCAAGACCAAATGTTGGAAGTTGGATTAAAAGAACCAGACGATTTCCTTAAGGTAAGAGAAACACTATCTCGTATAGGTGTAGCCTCCAGAAAAGAAAGAAAGTTATATCAGTCTTGTCATATACTGCACAAGCAAGGTAAGTATTATATTGTACACTTCAAAGAACTTTTTGCATTAGATGGTAAAGAAACAAATCTATCAGAGAATGATATCGCAAGAAGAAACACAATCGCAAAATTATTAAACGACTGGAATTTAGTAGAAGTAAAAGGAAGTATGGAGCCTGCAGCTCCTCTTAGTCAAATTAAAATATTAGCATTCAAAGATAAAGACGAATGGACATTAGAAACAAAATATAATATTGGCAAAAAGAAAGAGGACTAACAGTGGATAAATTTTCCGATTTTATTTCAGAACAGAAGAATGATAAACCTTATAGAATTTTAAATCTGATTCATGATACACCAGATGACCCTAATAAAACTGGTGATATGATTGAAAAAGAAGCAAAGAAAATGGGTATTGATTGTTATCAATTAAAAATTGATAATGGTTATTTCACTGTAAATGAAAAAGGTAATTTAGTAGCACATAACTTTATACACGAAAAAGAAGTTGTGGTTACATCACCATCAGATACAAAAACTATACATGATAAAAAAGGTTGGGAAGTAAATCCAGAAAATACTATTTGTATTCTTAGAATAGCTGCAAGACCTAAAGGTGATAGATTAGCACAACAATTAAGATTACATGGAGTTACAACTATCAACTCTGGTTTTACACATTTGATGTGTGATGATAAATGGTTAAATTATATCGTGATGAGAAATGCTGGATTAAAACAACCAAGAACTGCATTGTTATCACATGAAGAAAATATTGATTTATCTACAAAATCTATTGGTAATAAGTATCCTATGATATTAAAAACAGCTCAAGGAACACAAGGTGTTGGTGTTATTTTTATAGACTCAAAAAAAACATTACTTGCGACTATGCAGTTGATTAATAAAATAGATGATAATATTGCAATGTTAATACAAGAATTTATCAAGACACCTTTTGATGTTAGAGCAATGGTTTTAAATGATGAGGTTGTTGGACAATTAAAACGACCAATAATTACTGGAGATTTTAGAAGTAATGTTAGTCAAGGTAATTTACCACAAAAAATGGAACTTACAGAGTTAGAAAAATCTGAGTGTGTAAAGGCTGCACAATCAGTAAAAGGAAAGTGGGTAGGTGTAGATTTTATACCATCTAAAGACAGAGAGAAAGAACCACCATATTTTATCGAGGTCAACGGTTCGCCTGGAACTGGACATATTGATGAATTAAATAATATTAATATATCTAAATTAGTATTAGAAACTTTTAAAAATAGAGATAACTGGAGAGAAACATGAGTATAATATTAGACGCATTAAAAAAGAAATACGAAGCTGAAATTGAAGAAGGAAAAGTAAACATTAAAGTTATGTTAAATAATCCAACCTCTATTCCAGAACATTCAAAATTCCTAGAAGAACTAGATATACACTTTGGGAAGATTGCAGAAGCAGAAGATAAGTTAGGTGTAATTAATAATCACTTCGACAGTAGTCAAGAACTATTAAACGAAGACGTTCAGATGGCACTTAAGTTGTAGATGGACAAACAAGTAAAAGACATACTACTTAAAGAAATCAAAAGACAAAAAACTACAGTAGAACTAATTGCAAGTGAGAACTTTGCAAGTCAAGCTGTAATGGATTTGTGTGGTTCAGTATTCACAAACAAATACGCAGAAGGATATCCAAGTAAGAGATATTACAATGGTTGTGAATACATGGACGAAGTAGAACAACTTGCAATAGATGAGGTCAGAAAACTATATTACTGTTCTCATGCAAATGTTCAACCACATTGTGGTGCAAATGCAAATACAGCTGTCTATCAAGCATTTCTAAAACCAAACGATACTATTCTTGGAATGGACTTAGCATCTGGTGGACATTTGAGTCATGGTTCTAAACCAAACATATCTGGTAAGATATATGACGCACATTACTATGGTGTCAATGATGATGGTTGGTTAGACTATAATGCGATTGAAGACCAAGCAAAGAAACTTAAACCTAAAATGATTGTTGCTGGTGCGAGTGCATATTCTAGACTAATAGATTGGAGTAAGTTTAAAGTCATTGCAGATGAAGTTGGTGCAATACTGTTATGTGATATGGCACACTACTCTGGATTGATTGCTGGTGGACATTATACTAATCCAGTACATTATGCAGATGTGGTTACTTCTACTACACATAAAACATTACGAGGCCCAAGAGGTGGTATTATACTATGGAATAATGATGAGTATACAAAGAAACTAAACTCTGCAATATTTCCAGGCACACAAGGTGGGCCGTTGATGAATATGATTGCGTCTAAAGCACAAGCATTCAAAGAAGCAAACACCACAGACTTTATACAATACATCAAACAAGTTATAGATAACGCACAAGTTATGAGTGAGGTGTTTATGGATAATGGTTTTAATGTATTGACTGGTGGTACAGATAGTCACTTGATGTTAGTTGATTTAAGTGATAAGAAATACTCTGGTAGAGAAGCTGCAGATTTACTAGAAGAGAATGGAATAACTGTAAACAAAAATGGAATACCAAATGACCCTAGAAGTTTTGTAGAAACATCTGGTATTCGTATAGGTACAGCTGCAGAAACAACTAGAGGACATGGTGCAGATTGGTTCAGAGATTTAACCAAGAAAATAATTCATATACTTTCTTGACAACCCCCTTTTATTATGGTAGATTTATATTATGAAGTTTTATACAAATGTCGTTAGATACGGCAACAACCTTTTAGTTAGAGAAGTAGACAATGGTAAAAGGGTGAATACTAAAATTAAGTATTCTCCCACCATGTATATGAGAGTCGGAAAACCAACAAGTCATAAAAGTCTTGATGGTAGATTTGTGACTCCAGTTAAACACCCAACTATGAAAGAGTGTACAGAGTGGTTAAAGTCTTATGAAAGTCAACCACATTATGTATTTGGTAATACACTTCATGCATATAGCTATATCGCAGAAACTTATCCTAAGACATTAGATTGGGATATTGACCAGATACTAGTAATTACAATGGATATAGAAGTACAATGTGAAAATGGTTTTCCAAATCCTAGAGATGCAGCTGAACCTTTACTTTCAATTACAATCAAAAATCATCAGAACAAACATATTATGGTTTGGGGTATCGGTGAATTTAAAAACAATCGTGATGATGTTGGTTATGTAAAGTGTAGAGATGAAAAACATCTTATACAAGAGTTTCTAAAGTTCTGGGAAAAAAATCAACCAGATGTAATTACAGGTTGGAATACAGAGTTCTTTGATATTCCTTATCTGTATAATCGTATCATCAAATTATATGATGACAAAGAAGTAAAAAGACTATCGCCTTGGCGTAATGTATATACTAAAGAAGTTTATATGATGGGTCGTGACCATCAAGTAATTGATATTCAAGGTGTGTCTGCATTAGATTATTTTGACTTGTATCGTAAGTTTACTTATGTAAATCAAGAGAAATATACTCTTGACCATATTGCCTATGTAGAACTTGGTGAAAGAAAAGATGGTAACCCCTATGATACATTTAGTGAATGGTATCAGAAAGACTATCAGTCCTTTATCGAATATAATATTACAGACGTGGAGTTGGTGGACAAACTTGAAGATAAGATGAAATTGATTGAGCTTGCACTGACTATGGCCTATGACTCTAAAACAAACTACATGGACGTTCTAGGGACAACAAAGTATTGGGATATTATTATTTACAATTATCTTAGAGAAAGAAACATTGTTGTACCACAAAGAGTTAGTTCATCAAAGACTGAAAAGTTTGAGGGTGCTTATGTCAAAGACCCTATTGTGGGTATGCACAAGTGGGTGATGTCTTTTGACTTGAACTCTCTGTATCCACATCTGATTATGCAGTATAATATATCAACAGAAACACTTGTATCACAAAACAAAGTTCCTAATATGAAAGTAGACAAGTTATTGAACAAAGAGTTCGATACAAGTAAGTTAGATAAGAATCATACTATGACACCTAATGGTGCGATATTCAGAACAGACAAGAAAGGTTTTCTTCCTCAGTTGATGGAAGATATGTATAATACTAGAACTGAATATAAGAGAAAGATGTTGGAGGCTAAACAAGAATATGAAAACACTAAAGATAAAAAACTACTCAAAGACATTTCGAAATACAACAACATTCAAATGGCTAAAAAGATTTCACTCAACTCTGCTTATGGTGCAATCGGTAATGCATACTTTAGGTATTTCAATTTACTCATTGCTGAGGGTATTACTACGAGTGGTCAGTTATCTATTCGCTGGATTGAGTCTGCTCTTAATAGGTATCTCAACAAGACTTTGGGAACAGTCAAAGAAGATTTCGTGGTTGCATCTGATACCGATTCGGTGTACA